TCCGCGGCTTCAGCAATCTTGGCAAATCCTACTGTGCTCGAGAATTGAGACAATTCGGAGAATGCAGCAACCAGTTCCTCGCCTGTGTCTTTACCCCCAACTCCAAGTTTCTGTTCAGCTCCAAGAATCTTTGCGAGAGCTGCTGATCCTTCCGTTCCCATCTTAGTCAAACGATCGGTGATGTCTACTGTAATTGGGACCATCTTTGCCGCGATGGCATTCGTCTCATCCCATTTCATCATCGACTTGTCAAAGGTCTTCTGCTGCTTCTTTACTTCATCCTCTAATTTCTTTTCTGCTTCTAGAACTTTGTCAATGGTAGGATCTATTCCCAGCATCGTCGAGATGTAGCCATGGGTCTCAGCATTCATGTCGCTAAGAATGTGCCCGTACTTCTCCTTGTAATCCTGCCACTTGTCTACAAACTTCTGGTCGCTTTCAAGCTGCTTGTTTGTCAGTTCCTGATTCTTAGCGGCCCACTTGTCTTTCACGGCTTGGACTTGCGCTTTGAGACGTTCCTGTTTTGCGGGAGCATCAGCTTCAAGCGCCATCCTTTTTGTCAGACCAGAAATCTCGATAGCCATCTCCGTGTTGTTGAGATCGATAAGAGCAGCAGTCGTCTCAGCATCGCTGGCGTTCCTGAGAGTTTTCCTTGCCTCGATTCCGGTCCGCTCTGCATTCAACAGTGCAACCTGGTGAGCAGTCGTAGCAGTAATCAGTTCAGTTTGAGCAGCAGTTGACTTCTGGGTTGCTGCTTCGAGAGCGGACTGAGCTTCGGTAAGCCCCTTGGTAGCTTTCTGGAGATCCTCTTCAGATCCAGTTCCGGCTTTGAAGGCAGCATCAGCTTTCACGAGTGCATCAGCTGCTCGTGTAACTCCTTCGTGAAGGCTCTTCATTGTTGACGCAGTGCCTTCAGCCTTCGCAGCTGCTAAAGAGATTGCCGTTGCAGTCTTTACTAGTTCAGGATGGAGAGCTATCAGAGACTCTTTTATCTGAACCATCCGGTTTGCATAACCTACTGCAGTGATCTGCCCCTTTTCATATTGATCTCGGAAAGCTTCCAGCTTTGCGATCACTTCGGGATACGCCTTCGCCAGATCCTGGACTTTGTTGTGCATCTTCCCAAGACTGTCGGCTGTTTGATCTTCAGCTTCCGACGTAAGCTTCTGCGCATCTTGCTCCGCGTGCAAAGCATTGATGAGGTCCATCAACTTTGCAGCCGTAACTCCTAGTATGACCAGTTCGGGAGCAATTGCCGTAAGACTGGCAAGAATGAAAACTTTTGCAGCTTCCATTGCTTCCGGAACATGATTCAAATACTCTACTAAAGATCCCACTCCCTTTCCGATGTCTCCAATAGAACGGATGATTTCGCCCACGCTTCCCAAGAAGTCCTTAGCGAAAGTGCTCATTGCGGAACCAAAAGACTCGAAAACCAGTTCGCTTTGATCCTTCATTTTCTGCCAGGAGCCAGTAAGATCGTCTGCTGTGGAAGCTGCTAATCCTTTGAACTTATCCAGCGCTCCTGACTCATGTCCCGAAAGGCTTTCTGAACCTGCGAACCCATGATGCCCATTGCCTTACCGAGAAGTTCAGTAGACAGACCCATCTGGGCTAGGAAGCGGTTGTTTGCCATTCCAGACATTGCAACCCGTTCAATCATCTGTGCCAGAGAACCGAAGTCCTTGTTCATGGCGCGGGAAGCATTAGCTGTCGCCTCTATAAGAGGCGGAATCTTATCAAGAGAGAATCCGAATGCTGTCATCCGTTGCGCAGCTTGGATTGTCTCTTCAATAGGAAGCCCCAGATGCATCGCCTGCGCTTTCAGGTTGACGATCATCTCTTCAGCGGTCTTGGAACTCCCCGTGAGTGCAGTTAGGGCTTCAGTGGCGCGTTCCTCATGTGCGAATGCTTCAAAAGCTTCAGTAGCTGCCTCCTTCAAACCTACCAGACCAAGAGTAATTCCTCCCAGTTCCAATAAATTAGAGAGAAGTTCACCTGTTCCCTCACTTGCATTGGAAGCACTCGCCCCTGCCTCGTCTTCAGCGCCTCCTAAGTTTTGTAGGAACTCAATAGCTCCGGCCGCTGCAATGCCCAGTGAATTGAGAATATCCCCAAACAGGGAAGACTTTTCACCGGCGTCATCAGCAGATGAACTAACCTCCTCCAAGATCGACGGAAACAGTTCCAGCTGCCCGGTCGTATCCTCAACCGGGATCGCCAGCTGGTCACCGAAAAGGTCCAGCTGGTCACCGAGCGCTTTGAATTCGTTAGCAACTTCCTCGGAAGTCCCCTTGAGACTGTCGAGCTGGTTTCCGAGGTTCCCTATCTGGGAAGACACGTCTCCGAAATCTGCGGATAGACGAACCACTAAGTCTGCGAGAGTGTCACTCATAGATTACTTCGAAGGCATCATCGGAGCAGTAAGAGAGGCGGTCACTTGTTGGAAGTTGGCGAAGTCATCAATAGAGCCAGAATCTATATCATCTTCAGTACCTTCAGAAGACTCTCTAAGGAACGGAAACAGGACTCCGGCTTCTGGAGGTTCCTTGCAGTGGACAGCAATCATACGGTAACAACGCCCATCTTCGAGCTGTTGTTGATAGTACCATTCACCAAGCAGGAGATAGAGCTTCCGTAAAGTAAGAAGCCCTACCTCGCGTTCGGTTAGGCGAAGGCGTCCACGGGCAATTCGGTAGAACGTTCCCCACCAGCGGGATCGGTTTTCAGCGCCGCCGTGTTTCCGTTTATCGGAGGAGGTGCGGGCGACGCTGGGGATTCCCCCATTTCAGCCACCGTGGGGCTGTTGGAAGTTTGCCCAGCGAGGAAGTCATGAAAGATCTTCGGAATGGAAGTAGGAGTGATGTAGCGGCGGACCTGACCTAGAGTTAGAGGCCAGTGGGGTTCGTCCTTCGAGTCATACTCGTGGATGGATGCCCAGAGCAGAGCCGTAAGATCCTTCATCGAAACTTTTCTGAGGATCTCTCCGGAACTGATAGGAACGATACCGGGGTCTCCCTTCGAAAGCTTCTGGTTCTTACGGACCTGCTCAATCATCGGGCGCATGACGTCGTAGAGAGAAGCAACGACGTCAAGAAAGAACTTGCCAGTAGCATCTTCAAAAGCGGTCATGCTGTTGGCATTGAAATACATCACTCTCTCTTTATCGAGAGTGATAGGAATACGGGTTTCGGCAATCATTAGGCTCCTTACGCAGCAGTAATCGCCCCAGTGATCGCGATTTGCATTTTCGCGGACAGAACGTTATCGACCGGAGCATTGAATTCATGCGAACCCGTGTATCCTTGGAACGTAAGTGTTCCGGCAGCGTTCGGGAATACCATTTGGATTCCTGTGAGGATCAGTCCAACCATTTGAGCCCACAAGCCTGTAGTGAAACTCATGGTAGCATCGGACTTATCGAAGTTGACGTCGAAGCTGATATCACCAGCTTCAATCAGGACAGCAAGCTTCGCCGCCCAGAATCCTGCCGTGCTGTGAGCAGTCACGTCGACGATTTTGGGTTTCGTAGTGGGGCCAGAAATGCTCTTTACCTGGCTCATAGAAGCGTAGGACGCCGGGGATGCAGTATCCGAAATTTTCAAAAGTGTGCCTTTTGCGGTGGTAATGGCCATTTCGTTGTCTCCTTGTTGTTCAAACCAATAGTTTCGTCTCTTCTTCCTGATCCCGATACGACGGCAAGTAGGCTAGGAAGATTCCTACTTTCCGTAAGCATTCCACTACATCATTCGCAGTGGCCTGTCCTTTCTTCAACTCAGCTTGGCAGTCTCTCAGGACCGGGAGCGCCCGTGAGACTTTCATCCAAGCCATACTTGCATCCACTAGAGCGGCAATACGAATCCGTTCTAAGTTTTCATCCGGAATAACGGTGACTCTTTTAGGCTTCACAAAGTAGTAGTGGTATAGAAACCGTGAGGCTTCCTTTGCCGGCTTCGAGACTACCAAAACATGCGTTGCGCCGGGGAACTCTCTCGGTCCCTCAACTATCGTCGTCACCTTGTTTTCGCTAATCTCTTTTGGAACTGACTCGAACGTCTCGACAACCTTGGAGAAGAACGCTGCAATCTGAGGAGCCGTTGCTGTTCCCATGTGAAGGCGTTCCTGCCAATAACGGAGTTCAGGACGTAGCTCAGCAACCTTGAAGACGTTGGTTGCGTAGTCGATCACAACAGCAACATGGGTTTCATCTCCTTTGAGACCAGGAACGAATCCATGAACCTTATCTTCCGGTTTCGGAGTAAATTCATAATGCTGAAGGACTACTCGAGAAGCATGGAGAGCGGCAGAACTGGTTCGGTGGGCCATAATTATTCTTCCTTGAACTGGTAGTCCTGGAACTCAGGAGACGGTTCGGTGTGAACGATCTGATTTCCGTCAGAGTCCAAAATAGGAGAGACCCGCTGCCGTGAAGTCTTGAGTGGCTTCCCGGAATAGGTGTGAGGAGTCCGAATGTGATCTTCCATCAGCTCCATGCTATGCGTATCGAACTCACACTTGGTTCCTGACTCCCAGAATTGGTTGCAGGAGTACCGCGTCTGGTTCTTCCAAAGCCGCTGTTCAAACAAGTCGCTCATCTTAGAAACTCACGATATGCTTCCACGTCATCCCCAATCCAACTTCGTAGAAGGGAAAGATCAGCATCTTTCGTCCAGCCCTCACGCATTAGATCAGGACGGTGACCAACTCCAATTCCTGGCCGTCCCGGAAGACCCTTGATTCCGATGCAGCGAGTACTCTCGACAAGATCCGTGATTACATCCTCATCAGCAATTGCGTTCGACCAAAGCCGCACGTCGAAGAAGTTTCCAGCCGGGGTCTCACAGATTTGTTTCAGTGTAGAAAGCAGTTCTGACTTGATTCCCGTCTGGCAGAGACTTGCATGGAAAAGGTTTTTCAGTATTGAACCGCGTCGTGTCGGAAGATGATAGTAATGAGCGCGAGTTTCTCCGACAACATCTTGATGTTCCAACCGTCCCATCATGAACGCAATATAGTCGGGAGCATACCAATCATCATCTTCGATGAACAGAACTCTTCCATGTGCAACATGAGGAATTGCCGTGAGAAGATTCCGTGCGAGAGTGTTCTGTCCGAATTTCCAAAAGGGCTTCGGTCGGAGACAAAGAACCGGATTGCCTTTCAGGAACGGAGGAACTTCACTTGGAGCTTCAAAGTCGTCAACTACAATCCACTGAATTGGATCCTTCCAGGTCTGACGTTCCATCCACCGGAGGCATAACCGAAAAGCCTCCGGTCGCCCTCCCGTAGCGGTGATTAAGGTGGCTCCATTGCTCATTTTGGGTTTTTACGTCCGTTTTAGCGCGTAGGAGACCTAAAACTGAGTGCTACGGGTCGCTAGGACAGTCTCGGACGGATTAGCTGGGGGTTTTATACCTACCCGCCGTCCGGCCCGCTATAGAGACTCAGAGAAGCAGGATTTCGGATCCACTGCTGATCCGTGTATTGAACGTGCCAGCCCATCTTCAATTCCACTGGATCATAACGTTCCAGTCGTTCATGAATGACCTTGCGTTCCCCTTGAACGGAGTTGCGAATTGGGTAGTGCTTCAAGATGAGTTTTTGCGGATGGACTTGCATTCGTGGGAATCTGACAGCATGTCCTCCGGTGGAAGCTAGATCAACTCGTCCAGTATGCCCGGAGTTCTGCCAGGCATTGATCCTTCGCATCGTGTCGTCGGTGTAGTATCGGAAATAGTTTTCGGGGTTGCCTTGGTAGCCTTCGTCCGTCGGATAGAAGACATAGGTCCGGTGGTTGACGGCGTTGTAGCCTTCGTAGGCAGATCGCTGGTACGCTTCGACAAGTCTTTCACCAGGAACATTTGATCGACGGATTTCGTCCGCGTCATGATGAACGCACCAGTTTGCTTTCGATACTTCAGCTAAGTCTTCAACTCGATGCAAGAGTGCTCGCAAGGAGAAATACTTTGAAGGGCCGTCCGCTGGAAACCGTTCCCATCCAATCAACGGAAAACTCTGTGCAATCGCAGGACTAGCATCGCTAGACCAATTGTCGATGACGTGAACGTCAACTCCCTGAGCAATGAGATGACGAATCGTCCAAGGCAAAATGTCTGCCTCGTTGAACACACACATGAAAGCTGTGACGGAGAATTTCATTGTTACTTAATTGGACCAATTGGTACGCTGGAGTAATTCTGCTTTGCGCCGTTCACTACGGTACTGACTGGAGTATGATATCCGTTATGAACTACTTCTTCCCGACTCTTGCCTCCACTCCCAGGATGTGGACCGGAACCTGGTCCGCCTTTCTTCACTGAGTCAGCAAGTAGTAACGTCGTTAACATAGAACTCATAGATCCTCCATCACTCCAAAATCATTCAAGCCCGTTCCGAGTCCTGGATTTTCTTTCAGCAGCCGATGGCACTCCAACAACTGCCAAGGTTCAGCATCCACTTGTAAGAACTGCATCAGGTTTTCGTATCCGTTCCACCAGTCTGCTGGAACCTGTTTTGTCTGAATACTCTCGGATTGCTCAACAGTGAACGTATACCGCTTTCGAGTCTCCGGAATTGGTTCACGATTCGGCCAGCGAAGGCGCTCGGTTAATTGGTAGAGATACTGCTTAGCACGGAGCCTTCGATCATTGACAAACTGAAGATGCATTACGCCTGCTGAACGGTCTGCGAAGAACCGCAACGGCCCGGTATCTCTTCCGAGAGGATGACGCCGGTGGAAGTCATATCCGTTTCGTTCAGTGCTTGACCAGTGGAGATGTGGGAAATCACAGAACGCTGTTGAGACAAAAGACCCACCCCAAGTTCCAGCTGCGTATACTCGATCAGTAGACTTGCTCAAGCAGAGCCAAGGAAACTCGACTGTGATGTCCGCACATACAGAAGTAATCCGTCGATGTGCGCTGCTTACAAGGTTGCTTGTAAGGATTTCGTCTGCGTCGATGAGAGCAATGTGAGTCGCTCCCTGCTTCCTTGCTTCCTCTAGCATCCGCTGTCGATGAGCCATTTCGTGCCAGGTAGGATCGTCGTCGGTAAGGAAGACGACACGGTTCCGATTCTCGTTCTGGATTTCCTGGATGATCTCTCGGGAATGATCTGTACTCGCATGGTCGAGAACCACTACTGTGTCCACCCACTGAAGGATGGCCTGAAGAGTCAGTCCTAGACACCATTCTTCATTACGACACGGCATGGTAGCAATCAGGTTCACGCATTCATCCAGCCTTCAATCAGCCCCCGGTATCTCCAAGCTTTTCGACGGGCGAAGTTAGAGCCTTTCCGCAGCTCATTCCAAAAGAACAACCGTGCTTTTGTGGGAACGGACTCTATCAGATGCATCGGAGCCGAGTCAATACAGTGAATCTCCTCCGCAGCTTGAATTACCGGAATCCAATTGGTAAGAACAGGAGTCCGTTTGGAATCGAGACGCAATCCCTCTACTGGAATGGAGCAGTGACCCCCACTCCATTCTTCCGCTACTAAACACTGTGGACGGTCAGAGAGAGGATCAGGAGGAGAGGGGACCTGGAAACTCGACCACCGGCAGTCATACGGAACTCCGGCTAGCATATAGAAACCCTCGTCGAAATATATTGTCCGTGGTGGGGGATGAGCATGCAGTCCGATTCTTAGAGTCGTCAGTCCTTCGACCTCCCTGACACTGTCTCCGTCCACCGGAAGATAAGCTACGTTCTTCAAATCGGAAAACAATTGTCTGACGCTAAGTTCCAAAGAATGCTTGACGGGAAGAACGATAAACTCATGGTTCTTGGCCAGCTCACGGACCAGGCCGTTACAGAGAATCGCATCCCCCAAACCAAGATTCCAGTCTAAAAATATTCGGCTCATACAAGGATTTCGCGAGTATTGCTCAAGATGATTGTTCCGGGGCTTGGCGCTATCTCTGGCCAAACATACCGATATTTCCATTGGTCAAGCTGGTTATCGAAAGGACGCTGAACCTCAGAAGAGATCCAATCATGAATCACAATGAACTCCGCTGAGTCCCGAAACAATATGGCGTCCTGAGCGCGGCGAAAGCCAGGGGAGTGGTCGATAAAGACAACGGACCATGAAAGGCGGGGAAGCTCGCCTAGTTTGTCATACTCCAAGAACCGAACACCAAAGTCCCGCATCTTCTCTACCCACTGTGGATGCTCCTCCACTGAAATAAATACCCGACCGGCACCTCGACAGTAGGCATGAAGCACTGGGGTAGAGAATATCCCTGACCCAATCTCCAAGACGGGACCGGAGGTAGCCCCTAAGCAAGCAGCCAAGGGTGGCAGATGCGACCCCCAAAGAAGATGCTCGTTCTCGTCCACTAACTACACCCTCTGTTTACAAGAACCGTCTGTTCAGTTTCGCTCCCTGCATAAGCCGTGAAGATCGGGCGGGGAGTACGTTCTAGCATTCCTGCACGATATGCAAGAAGCGAGAGCGTAGTCTGATCGTGACGATGTCCTAAGCAACGTGGATCGCTCGAACAGAACCCAACTTCTCTTTGCTTCATTGACATGTCACCCGCGTTCTCGTTCGTATGCGGACCGGGAATTGCAGGCCAGGTCGTTTTCCAGTCTTGAAGAAGGAACACGCTACGAGGAACTCGGAAATCTAATCCTACACAGTAGCTTGAAATCTCAGGGATCGTAAACGCCGTCTTGCGTGTAAAGTTAAGCATCTCCAATGCGCGATCTGTCGACCACTGTCCAACATTGAACCCGTTGTCACAGAAGTAGTATCCCCTCTCTGCAATGAAATCTACAAGTGGCTGAATACTCCGGATAGGAACAAAAGCTGCGTCGAGAAGGATTCCGATGTCCGCTCCGGAATCCTTTGCTGCTCCTAACACGAAGGGCTTGGCGCAGTATGCTGCGAACTCTCCTTGATTATTTGGGGAACCTAGAGGAAGAGTCTCAACCCAAGTCTGCAACTCATATCCCGGAGAGATACTACGAAACGTCTGTCGCATACGCCAGACGCCGCGCACATAGTTCTCACCAAGAGCTAGCGTGCAGATGATGACTTTCATGTTACTTTACACAGAAAGAGGATCGGAACCAGGAAAACCTTGTGCGCGACGAGCGAGGAAGATTGCTTTGTACTTGTCCCAGTGCTCACGGCTGTAAGCTTCCGCTAAGAACTGCGGCATAGGCTTCTTCGCCTGACTGGAAGAAACTGAACGGTTGTTCTCTCGCGTCCAGTGATCATGACGGTGAGTGAGATCAGGACGCTGCCAGAAGACTCCTAACTTTTGAGCTACAAGTTGGAGTTCTTCGTCGGCGAACATGTGAGTATACTCCGGCCACTGAGGACCACGTCCTTGGTTTGCGCGAAGGCACCACTCACGCCCCATCCATGGACTTCCAGCAATACGTTCGATGATTCGGCCTTTGCTATCGCACCAAGGATCACCGGTGGGCTGCATGACCCCGAAAGTTGCTCCATGAGAATGGTGCGAATGCGCTGAAAAGTACTCCGTACATTCTTCTGCAATTTCATCTGCCTGCTTTTTCGGGTCAGGATACGTATCGTCACCCGCAGTAACGACCCAGTCGCAATCAGGGTTATCTCGAAGGATTAGCTTGGAAAGATAATTCACTGCTTCTGCGTAGCCTGCGTAAGCCCGTTGAAACACTACTGCCGCAAACTTATTGCAGACCGATCCAGACCACCATTCTCCTTCATCGCGCTGAATAGCAACTTCGTATCCCATGCTTCGCCAGGCTTCAAATACTGGACGGCACTGCTCAATGGGACGTTTGCTAGGAAGTACAAGCCAGACAGACATGGTAGTTTAGGTGAGCGGGAGAATCCACCGATTGTCCCAATACAGCCGGAGATAGTGGATCGCTGCCTTGCTGTACGACGTTCCTCCAACATCGAAAGTCAGCGTTACGCCTTTGTTGTAGTAGGACCCCATGAACCAGAGGTTTGGACGGTTTGATGCATACTGAACCGTCCCTGAATCCTCGAAATTCCTGGAACCAAACGTAGTCATGTTCCGTCGAAATCCGTTGCCAATTTGTGTCTCAGTCGCCATGATATTACTCCTTGATTGAAGTGAGTTGCAGAGCCTCTTCGAGAGGTTGGTATTTCCAACAGGTAAGCGCCGAATCGGGAGTTGCGTTGATAACTTCAACTCCAGCTTCCTCCAACGGTGTGACGAGAGTACTGAAAAGAGGAAGCATTGACTGTTCGAGAACCCTTGCGAAGCCATCGGGTCTTGGTTCATCGTGCCAGTGGGTCCGTCCTGTCTTGTCGCATTTCATGTCATATCCGAGAAGGACAATCCGCTTGGCTCCGAAAAGCGCGGCAAGGTTGATGCAGGCAAATCCACTGTTCGATCCATGATGAAGAGCTGTCGGGTCAGTTGAGAGACCTGTCTGTCCGTTGAACTTGAGAGTGTGAACTTGTGGATGATGCTCAAAACCGGGAGCAGTGGAGATCCAGAACTCCTTGTAGATCGCATCATGGAAGCTGAACGTCCCGGTTGGTTTGTCCCGAAGGTTCTTCGCTAACTGATACTGCCACCACTGCGGATCGCAGAAGTAGCAGACATCAGAGTAGGGCCAGAGGCGCCAGGAGTCATTGATTGCAATGACTCGGCATTTACTGTCAGTAATCCAAGATGGGAATCGCGAGAAGTCTCGAAGTGAAGGACCGCCTGCAAGAATGACGCAAGTTTCACCTTGCCAAGATTTGGGAACTGTATAGATCATACCTAATTATACCGTTCGGGTCTTGTAGACACGGAAATTCATAGTGCTATTCGGTCGGCCTTTATCATCTAAAAACGTGAGCGGGCCAGCATGCAAACATTGTATCAGTGCGTATCCCGGCAATAGCAGTGGCGATCCGGAAGTCTGATGCGCATCTTGAAGTAGGTTGAAGACTGTCTGCCACATTGTTCTACAAGTCACGTAATCGAGCTTAGAAGCACGACAGCGGACTTGGAACGTAACGTGTTCATATTCTCGAGCCATCGTATCGAACGGCATCCCTCCTGTGCCAAAGATAGCAATCACCTGGTCCTGGTCGTCTGCAAAAAATCCCTCATACAGGACCCAACCAGTCGGAGGAATCCCGTTCGCGTTCAGGTAAGCGTAAATGTCGTCCAAAAGAAAGTTCATACGGATTTCAGTGCCCGCATTATCCCGGCTTGGACACGACCAGGAAGCTGATCTTGTTTGGCCTGAAGCGGACGGGACAAGAACTTAGGACCTGATCCGGGTCGAGTCCACTTTATCGGGTGGCCTTTCGCAGCAGCTTTGGCCCAGCTCCAGTTAGGATTAGGAGCACGAGCGCCTTCAAGAGCTTCATGGACATAGAGCGCATATCCAACTGCTTCGTCACCATATCCCAACGTAACTGAGATCATGCCATTTTCATCTTTGGGAGGTTGGACTTTGCCTGTGTTCATCAACGCTCCGGTCAGAACGGGAACGACTTCTTTGCTGTCCTTCATGACCTCTTCAGCGAATTGGTATAGTTCCTTTGCAACTTCAGCATGCATCGCTGGGATAGCAGCTTTCAGACGGTCCGTTAGCTTACCGAAGTTGATCGTGAAGTCAGCAGGCACTACGATTTCACCTTTTCGACTACCAACTCACCAATGATTGTCTCAGCCATGACTACTACGGCTTCATCTTCTGTAAGCAATCCGTTTTCAATTGCCCACTCGACTGAGTCCTTGAACTTATCCGAGAACGTTGTCTCGAAGTCGAGTTTGATTCGAAGACCTAGGACTTCACCCGGTTCCTTGTGTTTACGAATTGCACGACGGCGACGCCGTCTCCAGACAGGACCGTAGTAGCGAACTGTCTTAGAGAAACGCTGGTAGTTTGGCGCTCTAGCCATTGGCGCTTCCGAGGGAGATTTTCGAGTACACGTCCAGTCCTGTCTCGTCAGGATAGCGTTCTACACTCAACACAGTAGGAATCGGAGGCTGATCTCCTTGCACGAACACGAGATCATCATAACGAATATTCGGAGTGGCTAACATCCAGATTACACTATCGCTGATAACGTCAACGCCCTGACCTCGTGGACCGGCCCCTCCGTGCTTCAACGGGATACGGCTAATCTCAAACGTTCGCCGTCCCTGGAACGTCTGCTGAGCGCCATAGATGGGCTTCCCGTAAACATCGCGGGAAGTCATCGGTTCCCACACGATAACTTGCTGGCAAAGTTCCGCAAACTCAGAAGCGAAAGAAGCTGGCATAAGTTAGGGTCCTACGCTTCCATCCGATCCCTGTAAGGCGTCCGCAGGGGCGGCGTAATTCATTCCGTCTACGACAACCTCCGCTTTGGTAGCATCCGGATCACCGAGGAGTATTTTCTTCTTTGCCAGAGACTGACCCGTCACCGTTAGCGGAACTCCAGCAATTGCAGCTCGCTGCCTCAGTCGGTAAGCTAGTGCTTGGTAGTTCTCAACTCGCTTCGAATAGCTAAGGTTCAAGTCACCGACAGCCTTGCTTTCCGCGAGACTCGAGAACTGAGCCATGATTGCGTCTGCACAGTAAGCAGCCGCCAAGAAGTTCCCCTGAGCAGGAGCGTTTTGCAGCGTTCCAGATACCAATGAGATTTGGTAGCTAATTTCGGCGTCCTGGAGGTACCATTTCGTCGGGCCTGTGTCCTGAACGAGAAAACGAATTTCGTCTTTCGCTGAAGTCGTAGGGTCGCCAGAGTAGGTATAAGCCATAATTTGTCTCCGTTACGCTTCTGAGACGGTCTAGAACTCTGTTTTTGACTCGCTAGGCGACCGCAGGACAGTCCGGAGAGGTCGAAAAGGTATATTTCATAGGGCTGTCAACTGCAACGCATCCTAGGATCGCTAAACGGCCAATTCCTGCTTCCTGAACCGTAAGTCGCGGGAAGGCGTCTATTGTAGAGTTTTTGTTCAAGTTGATGACCGAGATTCCTTTTGCTTCCAGGAATGGAACTGTTTTGCGGAAGTCGTCGATCCAGTACGGGAACTCGTGCTCATGGGAATCTACTGTTGAGTCCATGTCGAACCCAACGAGATAGATCTGTTTGGCTCCCTGATGAACTGCGAGGTTCAGGGCTGCGTGGCCGGAGTTGTTTCCTCGAACGGTATTCGGGTCATCGCTCAAACCCTTCGCGCTGTCAGTCTTCAGGTATGCTACTCCTGGGATCGGAGGATTGAGCCATTCCATCACGGGAGTTGCCAGGAACTTCGGTCCCTTCCATGAAGTGATAAAATCGCGGCTGCGTAGAATCCACTTGCGGTCAAGAGAAAACAACGCAGCCGCAGTCTTTACGCAGAAGTGATAGTGACCGTTCACAAGAATGACCTGATGATTGCCAATGACTGAGAAGTCAAACTCCTGAGCTGAAGGACCGCCGCCAATGATGAAGGTGGAAGTCATTTAATATCCAGCGCGGCGACCG